TAAACAACTGCCAGTGCAGCCGCATTTGGACCGCTGCTAAAGCCTTTGTATTCTTTGACCAGAAACTTGCCACCCAAACTTTCAATAGGCTTGCGTGTGTGAAATCTGTGCTTTTGTGCATAACCTGAATTTTGTATTTCTTCGGCAATAGGCCTGTCAGTTGCCACTAAACAGTGTGGTGTAAAATCACGATACAGTCCATTGCAACCAAAAACTGTGCCGACTTCCATTAGTCTATCAAGATCAACTGCTAATCTGCTTTGACCGTTGCCTAGTATAAATGCTGCGCTCATAAAAAACCCTCACTGTAGTTATTACAATGAGGGTTTGGTTAGTTAAAAACTGTTTATTAGCCGTACTGTGGATTCTCAATCTGTACTAGATCAATGGTTGATACACCACCGGTCATTGTGTCTTTATCAGCACCTGATTTTTCAACTGTGTCATCAAGAATGTTAAAGTAGTTGACCAATACTCTTTCGTTAGAAAAGTTAATTGCATACTTGTTGGTCATGCGCTTGACGCGAGTCAATGTTGATCCAGGATCAGCATAAGTGACTGTCATTTCATCTGCTGCTAAAGCAGCATCAGCCTTGTCAGCTAGTACACATGTACCAATTGTGTCTGCTGTGCCTGTACCGGCGCCGCCAACAGATGTGGCTTGAAATTCACTGCCTACGCCAAAGCCAGGATTTGCGCCTGCTGCGGCCCAGTCAGTATTGCCTACTGATGTAATAATGTAATTGTTGCCAACAATAAAGCTGCCATCACTAACACCAGTTGAATCACCAACTAGGTACTTAGTTGAGCCTTTTTGACGGATGATATAACCTTCAGCTTCTGCCACTGCGCCAATTTTAACACGACATGTAGTTGTTGGAAAAGATGCTGACGAAAGGTTAAAGTTACCACCAACCTGACCAAAGTATAGCTCACCACTAGGTGTGCCATTCCCATCTGGATTGTTGAAACCAGCATCTTGTGTATCTGAAATTTTAATTTTGAGAGGACGTCCCATGTTGTTTTCTCCTTTATAGAAGTCCGATGTAGGTTCTAGCCTACTACGCGGATGGTGTTCCGCATAAAACGCATCATTGCGTTATGTTACATTTATTTAGTCAAATAATTCAATGTACTCTACTGTGAACCATAAAAAAACAGCACCCGAAGGTGCTGTTTCTTCCTCCCTGCAAAGCAGGATGATGTGATAAGGCTTATGAGAACGATAGGTTCTGTACAGCAATCTCACCAACATAGTCACCGGCGTTACCGAATGAAGATGCTGTGTTTGTTAGTTCGATGTAACCATAACGTGTCATGAATGATACGACTGGCTCGAAGCTTGATGGATCCAGGACAACGCCTGAGCTCATTAGTGGAACGTATGGGCAATAAAACGCTGGAGCGTCTGTTTCACTTGCGCCTTTGTAACCAACTAGAACTGGAGTTGTGTCTGCTGCATAGCTATCGCAGAATACACGCATTGTGCCATTCAATGTACCTACAAACTTAGTGTTTGTTGGAGCTTCGAATGTGCCTTCTGTTGTACGAGCAAAAGCTGATGTTGTTGCTGACTGAAGCACTGTTAGTGCAGCAGGAGAAACAACAGCATAGTTACCAGCACCACGACGTGTGCGCTGTGCAATCAAGTTAGCTGTTCTGTTGATTAGAACTGCAAGTGCTGCATGCTCGTCACCAACGAAAGTAGCTGTACCTGATACAGTTGCCTGGTTGTATGTGAACTCAGTAGCTGCTAGTGAACGTAGAGAAAGTAGGATCTCTTGATCAATTTCAGCTGTGATTTCTTGTGCAAGTGCTGCCATGATTTCAGCTTCAACGTCAATACCATGCATGGCTTGTGCGTCTTGTGCTGCTTCAAATGTCCAGCGAGCTTGTAGCTTGCGTGTCTTTGCTTCAACAGCTTGCTTTAGGATCTGGACTGAAATCTGACGACCGCCTGAACCTTCAAGTGTTGCTGTGTTTGCACCAGTGTAAATGTTCTGTGCAGCTTGTACTACGCCAGCTGTTACTGTAGATGCACTTGAATATGCTTGTGCAATCTTAAATGGTGATAGAGCTTCTTCACCAGCTGCTGTTGAAGTAGCGGCTGTTGAGTTGTCTGTCATTGCGTCGGCATAACGTACACGAAGTGTATGGATCTGACCAACTGGACCTGTCATTGGCTGAACACCAACCAACTCGTTAGCAATAACTGTTGGCATAACACGTCTGATAACTGGAAGAATCACACGGTTTAGTGTAGCAATGTTGCCTGAACCGGTTGCACCAGCTGTGGCATTCTCAGCCAAGTGTTTGCGAGTGTTTTCAAGTACAACACTCATTGTTGAGCGGCGAGCTCCGCCGAGGCCTTCTAGGAGGGCTTCTTTGGTCTCATCCCAACGGCTTTCTAGTAGTTCTTGTGACATTTCTGTCTCCTTTTTCTATATTTTAAAGCCCTGCTAGGCGTTTTAGTTCAACAACATTATTGGTGTTGCTGGTTGCTTCGACGGCCTTTGCAGATTTATTACCAGTTGCTTCAACCAAGCTGTCAGCCTTTTTAGTGGCTTTTGCTTCGCTGAGTACTGCTGGCAAATATTTTTCGAATGCGTTCTTTAAACGGGATGTTTGAACGTTCTCGAGTAGATTTGTCATTACTGCTCTCTTCTCATCATTGAGAGGAGATAGAAGTTCGTCCAATGTAGCATCACGCTCATTGGCTTCACGAATGACTTTAATCTCGTGATCTTTACTCTCTACAAGTTTTTTAGCTTGTGTTTGAGCTTGGATGGCTTCCGCCAACTGCTTGTCTTTTTCAGCAATTAGTTCACTTAGTTTGCGTACTTCTGCGTTCTCATTGAGATGAGTAGCACCAAACTCTGTGGCATATGCTTCAAAGATACGACGACCAAAATTGTTCTCACGAGCAATTTTAATGTCTTCTTGTAGTTGACTTAGTTCAGCCTTAAGATGTGTTGAAACAGTTGCTGACATCTTCTTAGCAGATTCTTTGATGAACTTGCTCTTCAGTGCCTCAAGTTGTCCACGTGCATCGCGAACAAGTCTTACCTTAGATTCAACTAGGTCTTTCTTGTCTGCTGCAAACTCCTTGATTTCTTCAGCCAAAGCACCTACAACAAAAGATTCTAATTTCTCAAAACCTTCTACTTGTACTTTGCGGTCCTTGCGTAGTTCACGCAATTCTTCAGACAGCTTTGTAACCATAAAGTTGTTAAACTTGTTGGCGTTTTCTGTCATTGATTTTGCAAACTTTACACGGTCCTCTGCAAGTGCCTTTTTCTCCTCATTGAGAGCAGAAAGTTCACTTGTCAGGCCTTCTGTTACCATTTTATCTAGGGCTTCTACCATCACAGTTTTATCATGCTCATAGCGTTGTGCAAACTCCTCACGAAGTTCTGCACGAACTGTCTCTTTGGCTTCACTTAGCTTTGCTTCCCATTGTTCGGCAATAGCTTGGCGAGTATCCTCATTGACAAGATCGCTATCCAGTAGTGGTTTAATAGCATCTAACATGCGATTCTCCTAAATCTTTAGGTCCTTGATAAGACGAGAAACCTCATCTTTCAAGTACTTTTGTATTTTGTCGTTTGACCCAGACTCCCTAGCCATCTCAAGAACTGCATGACCATATTTCATGTTCATTAATCCTTCATAGATTGCTTTAGGGTAAGCATTTGGAGCACTGGGTTGTGCGACCACATCGACAGTGACAATTTCAAAGTCACTGACATGTCCGTTATGCGGGTCCACGTTACCTGAACCGCGACTTGATACACCCAATCTTACACCTGATTGTAGCATGGTTTTAACCAGCTCGCCCATTGGCGTTGGAAGTATCTTTAGTTTTCCATAACCATTTGGACCATCCATCCACATGTTAGTAATCATGTGACATACACGGTCTAGGTTAATTTTAAGGTCATCTGGGTGATCTACTTCACCAAGAACACTGTTACCTTCTTTGATTTGCTCGTTAAGTGTCTTTACTGCGTTGGTAATTTCACTTACAGGATAAACTCGCTCATTGGCGTTTTTAACACCACCTTGTATGCAGATGCCTTCCATATAGAGTTCCTTACCGTCTTTGCCTTCAACAAGTTGAATTTGTGCGGTTTCGAAGGTAAGGTTTTCTCTAAGGTAAAGAGCCATACTCGGTTATCCCTTAATTAAGCTATTGGACTTTTGGTGTTCACACCAGAAGCTTGTGCTAGGTCCGGCTTAGGAGCAGGCTTTACATCAGGCTTTGTTGTGTTACCTTGGTCAGTTGACTTTGGTGTTGGACGGCCGCTTTCAGCTGCTGTATCTGTTGATACTGGCTTTGCGTCCATGCCCTTTGCACCGCTGTTAGCAGCAACTGGTGATTTACTTGAATCACTTGTTGTTACTGGCTTAGGAGCAGCAACTAGGTCAACGCCTTCTTCTAGGCTTTCAAATTGCTCTTCCATGTCAACGTCTACATCCATATCGTCGCCGGCCATGTCGTCAACATCAATGTCAACTTCTTCTTCACCATGCTCGTCTTCGATTTCGTCAGTGTTGTCATCAACCTGACCCATTAGATCTTCAAATTCTGCCATTAGTTCGTCTAGCTTGTCTTCAAGACCAACTACACGATCTTCTAGGTCTTCATCATCGTCGTCTGTGTCGACGTCGATCATTTCAATTTCTTCTTCTTCATCTTCAAAAGCAACGCCTTCTTCTTCGGCTTCTACTTCGTCGATAAGATCGTCAACTTGTGATCCACCAAGCTCTGACTCTTCGATAGACTCATCCATCTTGTCATCATACTCGATGTCTTTTTTAACTTCTTCGCCAGCTTTTTCAGCATGGTCATCTTTTTCAGCTTCTGACTCTTCTGCCATGATCTCTTCGTAAATGTCCTTAGACTTGTCTACTACGATTTCATGGAAAAGTGCTTCAGCTTTATCTTGTTCGTCATTGATGACGTATTCGATTAGTTGCTCAAACTTGTTCATAAATTTATACTCCTTGTATGGGCTCAGTATAATATTTAACATAAATGTCAAAAACTATGTAGTTATAGTGGTAAAATGGGTAGAAAACGAAGAATTTATTGTGCTAAAGAAAAAATCTCTAATAAATTCTTACATTTGCGGTGGTGGCGGCGCAAATTGGGCTTGAATCTTTTTTAGCTCTTGCTCTTTTTCATAGTTGCGCATGTCATACATGCGGCGCAATTTTGAAATCTGTTTAAGAGTTAGTTTTGTTTTACGCAGTTCGCCAAGCTGAGGAGTAGAGTTATCATCCTCTAAATCCTGGTAGCCTTCTGGTGCTGCAT